ATACCCTAAACAACTTATCAAACCTATCGTTTGCCTCCTCAACCGCTTTAGCCTGTTCGCCTGTTAATTCTATCGTCACTAAATTAAACTGATCGCGCAATGCCTGTAAGCTACCAGAACCGCTTTGCAACATATTGACCATGCCAGCCCCAGCACGACCAAATAAATCCATAGCGATGCGAACTCTGTCGGCAGGGTTTTCAATCTGAGTGAATCCGTTAGCAACTTCATTCAGCAAATCATTGCTGGTTTTTAGAGTCCCATCATTATTCGTTAGGGTAATCCCAAGCGCATCAAAGGCTCTAATCCCAGTGCCTACACCAGTTGATGCTTCTGATATGGATTTAGTAAAACGCTCAAAACCTTTTTTTAGTTCTTCTGCGCCAGTGCCTGATTGACTAGCCGCAAATTGTAAGGTTTGGAGTTGGTTAACAGTGATGCCAAGTCTTGCAGATTGCTTTGCAAGGTCATCAATATCTCCTGCAAACTTTTTTAAAGCTAGTGTACCAGCTAAACCTGTTACCGCCCCTTTAACAGAAAAGACTGATTTTTTAACTCTATTTAGACCGCCAGCAACTGACCTAAACGCATCTCGCGTTTTGTCCATCGCCGTGATTCGAATACTTAGTTTTTCATCAGCCATTGCTTTTTATAGCCTCAAGATATGCAATCCATCCCATCAATTCATTATAAGGCATTTCTTCTATTTCGGAAACTGTCTTATGCAAACGATCAGCTATTGCATACATTAAAAACAAATGCTGATCGTCTTTTACTTTTTTTCGGCTTCCTCAAGAGTTTCAACATTGCCCATAATTTTAGCCGCGACATCTGAGACTGTTGTTAATGGTAGCCTCATAAATATTGGCTTATCGGCTTTATCAAAAACTAAATCGCCATTCTCATCACATGCTTTTAAAATAATTAAATCAACCAGACCTTCGATGGTTTGATTGTTTAAAAAGTTAGGATGCCTTAGTTGCAACTTATTAAAGTCACCACAGGTTAAGTTTTTAGTGTAAACCACCATAGGCTCATCACCCTCGCCCCACTCAGGTATCTCAACCTTTATAAGCTCGGATGAAACTTTACTGCGTATAATATCGCCATATTTAGACATAGTGCCACCTCTTGTCTAAGTTGTTTAAACTGTAGTTTCAGTAATACCGCCAGTGCCTTGCGCTGTGAACGATGCCTCAACCATGCCATCAACTGTTGATGTTACAGTTTTGCTTGTAACAATCACAGTCCCAGTGAAATATGTATCACCAGAAGATGCACCCTCTGGATATAATTCCAGTGTTAATTGCGCGGCTGGATCGAGTGCGTTTTGCGCGGCATCTGTTTCATCAAAGAAAACCTCAAGGTCTGCTGTGAACTGAGAAAGACCAGCTTTGAATGAACGAAATGAGTCGCCCATGCTAGTGTCCTCAATAACATCAGTCGTGATGTTTAAATTAAATGAACGAATTTCGCCCAAAGTTGCTGATCCGATTTTAACAGTACCCTCTGAGCCAGTATGAGTTGCCATCTCTAAACCTCATCTTTAGTTTCATCGGATTTTTTCGGGGCTTTCCGACTTTTCCCCTTTTTTGGCTCTTCAGCCAAATAACCTAACCTTAACAGCTTTGCGGCTGTTTCAGGTAAACACAATATCATATTTCCATCGGTATCAAAAACTTTTACTTGTTTCATCCTAGACCGCCGTTTCCACATCGTTTTCTAAAGTAACATAAATAACCTCAACTGAGAAGCGTCCTACGCCTACTGGATTTTCACCATCGCCAGAAAAGTCTGCCTCGAATAAATTAATCCTAGTCTCTTTGGCATTGCCGCCTCTTGTTAAGTCAGTAAACAACGCCTCCTCAACTTCTACTGCAATGGTGTCCAATGTATTATCTACGTTTGTATTACCAGCAACATACGCCTCAACTGTTACATCCAGCGTTCTAATCTGCGTTCTTGGCGTTTTCAAAGTGCCATACTCTGTATCCTCTGACTTTGTGTAAATCGCCAGTGCTGGTAACTTAGCTTCTGCAATCGGATAAAATCTTGTTTGGAACACATTAGAACCAGTGGTTGTTAGCCCTGTTAGAGTTGAAGTGATATTATCTCTTATTGATTTTCTGACATGCGCCACTAAGCTTCCTCCAGCACCAAGACAGTAACGCCTGTGCCATCGCTTTGAACCACGCGAATAGTGTAGTTAACGCTGTTAATATTGATCGTATCGCCTTCTGTGGCTGACGAAACATCTGAAGTCCTACATGCAAAGCGCGGCTGTTCCATTGCCACAGCGACTTCGCCACCTGCTTCAACCTCGAAAAACTCATTATCAAAAATCCCATTTATAGTGACAGCAGACTGTCCTTGCCGCGTATAACTAGCCGCAACACCAAAGTCATCAGCATCAAAAAATATTGCTCGCTCGGTTGCTGTCTCTACCGCCATCACTCATCCTCTGGAGTGTCCAGCTTTTTAACTGCCCTGTTTGTTTTCTTTGGTGCGGCTTTCTTAGCCTTTGCTTTTGCAAAGCCTCTATCAATCAGCTTCTTTGCCGCCACATCAATAACATCACCAGCCATAAGATTGCCGCCAGTGCCTATAAAACATTTTTGCAAAATCTCTATTTTCATAAAACCCCCAAAAGGTAGGGGTGGAGACTAAGCTCCACCCCATCCCAATGCTAGTTAAGCTATGCTAACTTCGTCAGTCTTAGCAAAACTGACCGCATTTCTAACTCCAATGTCTACGTCCGCTAGTAGCGTTAGGCGTATCGTTCCAGACTTATCACCACTAAATGGGTTTACCATGATTGATGGTGCGCCGAATTGAGCAATGATTAGCTGACTAAAGTCACCAAACACCAATGCAGAAGCATCGTTACCGCCATCGCCCGAATCGAGATTTGTAGGCACGTTGCTTGTGAACTGGATTGGATAGCCATAAAGGTTATCCCACGGATCATTTAAGAGCATTACGCTATCTGTTGAGCCGACTCTTACTGTTGATGCCAACTTGGACTTCACAGCAGGATGTGACAGGAATCCAGCAGAAGCGTTGTTTACGATTCCGTTATCTTCCTCAACCAACTTCACGAGTGCAATAATGTCAGCCCATGTTAGTGAGTCAACATCTGTGCCTGATGAAATATCAAGGTTGTTAATTCCTGATGTGTTCAAGATGCCAGTAGGTTGACCAGAAGAACCACTACCATTAATTGCATGGAACTCAGTGCGGTCAGCCGCAGAACGCAGAAGGTCATCACGAACAATCTGCTCAACACTCGGAACTGACTCAAGTGCGAGCAATCTGGATAATTCCACGAACGACCCCATTGTGCGTGGCTGAAGTGTGAGTGCGCCATCTGTTCCTGCGCCATCACCTACATCGCCAAGCTCTTCAACAAAGCCAGCAGATGCACCTGTTGCGAGTTTTGGCATTTTTACACGCCCTGTTAGCCCTGACATAAATGTCGCGCCCAACTCACCTAATACAAGTTTTGCTCTGAGTGCTTCAATGAACATATCGCCGCGATGCTCGGTAGGAACGAAATCATCAAAAACAACTTCTGATCCGACTGCACCTGTAGCGGCTGTTGACAATGCGCCACGTTGCGCCCAGACAAAGTCGGGAACATAAAAGCCTTCACTTCCTCTGCCAACTTTACGAGCAATCTCGTCATTCATTTCACGCTCAAAGCCAGCTTCACGCCAATCGTTTGTGATTTGTGCTTGAACCATTCTGCCGAGTGAGTAGCTACGCTTCTCTTTGACAGGCGCATCAACAACTGATGCTGGTGTTTCAAGTGGCTTATCATTAGCGATTGATTCTAATAGCTGACCTCGGAACTCGCTTACATCTAGTCCGTCCCTGATAGCTTGTTCGCCAAGATCACGCTTGTTTAGCTTGGCGGCGATAGCAAGAATCTCACTATCATTTTTTCGTGCGGCTTTGACAGCTTCTGCCTTCGCCGCTTCAAGGTCTACACCTTGATTTTCAATATTATCAGACATTTTTATCTCCTCATCTGATCGTTGCGAAAGATCGGAAACTGCTCTTCCAACCCCTGTGAACCGACTGGTATCAGCAGGAATTGGCACGAGTGAAATTTCCATAGGCGTGGTGCGAACACGAACAACACCATCCGCGTCATCCTCACGCTGAACTTGACCATCTATTCGATAGCCAACTGAAATGTTCATGCGTATTCCATCACGAACATCATCGAACATTTCTGAGGCACGTTGACTTTTACCAAATCGAACGATTGCGCGAAGTCTGCGCTCATCCTCATCCAGTTCAACTCTTTCAACCACACCAATCTGGTCATTCATATCATGTCCAAAAAGTAACGGAGCACGACCTGAGTTTAAAAACTCTAAGTTCATGCTCTCTTTTGTGTGGTCAATAACTTCAATACCAAAATCACGTTCAACTGGCTCTTCACTAGAAACGCCAACACGAACCATTCTGGTATCTTCATCTATAAACCTATCTTCTTCAAAGAAATGACCGCGCTTGACCATATTTGTGCGGTCAAGGCGTTCCATCTCTTTTTCTTCATCTTCTTTCTCATCATAGTGATATGGTCTTGCTTCCATATCTTTATCATCGCCAGTGGCTTCCTTCTCTGGCATGGATTTGCCAAAGGTTATGATGTAAGCATCCTCAGTTTCCTCAACATTTTGGATTTGTCGCTGAATAATGTTTTCCATGTCTCTTTCCTTGGTTGAAAGTGGATGCCCCAATGGTAGCAAATCCTGATCGTGTTTTCCACCTTGAAAACGTCCATTGCGTAAAGCAAATAACAGACTGTTCACGCGAGCATAACCCCATTGCTCTGGTGAAGCTACGTTTGGTCTAACTGAAGCTGGTGAGGTTTTATATGCACCTATTCCCCTCAACATACATTCAGCAAGCATTGAAAGCGTCGCACGCTTTGTTTTATTGTCGCCATGTTCTTCATTATGTTCTTTTACTTTTTTCTCTAATGCTTCACGAACATTATCGCTTAAATCGCTTATAGCTCGCTTTTCATCTAGTTTTTTTACTGATATTTTGCCACCCATCCCAGCATGATTAACACAGTAATAATATAAATCAGGTGTATCTTCATTTATTATAATTGATATAAACGAATTTTCTTCACCAGCCTTACCCTCTATTTTTACTCCAGATTGATACGCCTTGCCATCATTATGAACACCATCTTCTGTAATAGAAAATCTTAAAGCATGTGTTTTATTAGAGGAATCAGATAAGTCAAATTTATATGTATTGCCTTCAATCATCATTAATCTAGGCGATAATTCTCCATCCAAATAAAACTTATTACCTTCACCATATTTATTTTCACCAGATTTTATAATAACATTATATTCCACCATCTCTTGCCTTATTAAATTTCTGTCTTGCTGTGCCTGACTTGCAGAGCCATATTCTTTCTGCTCGACATATTTGATAGCCTCCAAAACAACATCTTTCATTTTTTGCTCACCCAATACGCCTATGATTCCCCACTTCATCTGGGCGATTATACCGCCGATGTTTGATGGTCTGCCAGCTTTTTCACCAGATTTAAATTGTGATCCGTCCTCAAAATGTCTAGCCGCCCACGCCTCACGCTCTTTTATCCAATCAATAACCCCTTGCGTTTCTTCACCATCTCGCGCTTTTGTCCATAAATTAAACGCCTCACTTCCCCTAATATTGCCGCCAGCTTTATAAATATCTGGATTATCTTTCTTTATTCCAGCGATAAAGTCATAATCAAACTGCGGATAGTTGCTGTTCCGCAAGCTAATTTTTTTATCTTCACCTTTTACTGGGAAATCAGTCGCCATCTTCAAAACCATCTACATCAGCTTCAACAGGGAATTTTGCACCAAATGGCTCAAACGCCATCTTCAGCCCATATCTTTCAGCCATTTGTTTGTCTGACTGTATCTGGCTAAACACATCCTCAACATCACGACCATAATTAGCCGCAACATCTGAGAGGCTAACCATTCCATTACTTACCGCTTGAATGTTTGCGTTTATCTCACGCTGTGGGTCAACCCATGCAAATCCACGCCCACGAAACACAACATTGTCTGCAAACTTTTCAAACTTGCTTATGGGCAAGGGAATATCACCAGCAACCATCGCATTTTCTAGCCACGCCCTAAACACTGGCTCACAAAAATGCTCAATCAAAAAGGATTGAATCATTTTGTAATGGTCGCGCTCTTCAATCGTTCCCTGCCGTATAGAAGAATAGCTTACACCAGTTAAATCATTTGATAGGCTTGTATAACTAACATTCAAACCAGAGGCTATGCCACGCAATATTGCAGTTTGAAATCCTTCAAATGTTGTGGTGGGGTGATTAGGATCAATAAGTTTTAAGTCTTGACCTTCTGGCAACTGAAATATGCTGGCTGGCTCAAAGTCAACAACAGGCATATCACTTTCAGTCTCATCGTCGCCAACAAAATCTTCACCAGTTGGCGATGTCAAAACAGCAAACTTAGACGCCGCCGCCCTAGCCGCGACAAGGCTGGCTTCTGCAAAGCCATCTAACATCTTCAGCCCTGTTATTGCTGGAGACATAAACGGCTCGCCTCTTGTTTGATGTGTCCTAGCTGGCATAAATAAA